CAAGAAAGAACTATACCTTAAATCATCTAATCGAAAGAATTAAGACCTACAATGAAGAAAACTTTAATTATGAAATAATCACAATACAACTTAAGGACTAATGATTGAAGACGACTTTTATGCAACATTAAAACTAAAAACAGGTGAAGAAATCTTCTGTAAAGTTGCTGCAACAGAAGAAGAAGATAGAACTATGCTTTTAGTTACTAATCCAATAATAGTTTCTGAAATAAAAGGAAGAACAGGAGTTGTTGGATATAAACTAGAACCATGGCTAAAGACAACAACTGAAGACATGTTCATCTTAAACATGGAAGATGTCTTAACCATGTCTGAATCTTCTGATATAGAAATGATAATGATGTATCAGAATTACATCCGTCAATCTACGAAAGATGGTAACCAATCAAAAATCAATCGTAGAATGGGATATCTTGCTAATGTTAATGACGCTAAAGAGATCTTAGAAAAGCTTTATAAAAATAGCTGAAGCCTCATCTTCAAACCCAACAAAGGTATTCTATCCGGTATTTGGTATCTTGTCAACTATTTGTATAGGTGCTATAATCTATACATAATAATGATAAAAACTTATGATAACCACAGCAGTTATGACCAAGAGAAAGAGGTCAGAGCATTATGTTAACAACAAAGAGTTTCTTGCCGCTCTAATTAAGTATCGTGAAGACAAAGAAATCGCAGAGATTCAAGGAAAACCAAAGCCTCCTATTCCTCGCTACATTGGAGAGTGTTTCCTGAAGATTGCTAATCACCTTTCCTTCAAACCAAACTTCGTGAACTATATGTTTAAGGAGGATATGATTTCTGATGGGATTGAGAACTGTGTTCAATATATTCACAACTTTAATCCAGAGAAGTCACAGAATCCTTTTGCATACTTCACTCAAATCATTCACTACGCTTTCCTTCGTCGTATTCAAAGAGAAAAGCGTCAACTAGAAATCAAGAACAAAATTCTTGAGCGTTCTGGATACTCTGAAGTGTTTACAGATGACAACAATATTGACGGAGGCAACTATTCCGACTACAACTCAATTAAAGATGGTGTACATAGTAAGTTGAGATATTGATATTATAAATAGTTCGTGTGATTATTGTATGACTAATGCCTAGAACTAACGCACAAAAAGAAGCAAAAGAAAAGGGATTAACTCATTATATCTCGCAAAGGGCCTGTCCTAAATGTGGTGGATATCAAAGATATGCTGTTAGTGGTCGTTGTTCTAATCTAGAGTGTAGGAGAAAGGTTGAGGCTGAATGGAGAAGAAAAAATCCAGATAAAGTTCAACAAAGAAATAGAAAGCGTAAAATGGGATATTATGGATTATCTGTTGATGACTATAATGTTCTGATGGAAAATCAAAATAACTGTTGTGCAATTTGTAAAAAAACCTGTATAACTGGTAGAGCATTAGCAATAGACCACGACCATAATACAAATAATGTTAGAGGTTTATTGTGCAATAAATGCAATCAAGGACTGGGATTTTTTGATGATAGTATTGACTTGCTACAGTGTGCTATGCTATACTTGAAACAACACTCCGAGTGATATGAAAGTCGCAATCATTACAGATACTCATTATGGTGCCCGAAAGAACTCAAAGTTGTTTCACGATTATTTTCTAAAATTTTATAACGATATATTTTTTCCAACGCTCGAAGAGTATGGAATTAATACAGTTATTCATTTAGGAGATGCTTTCGATAGTCGTAAAGGTATTGATTTTTCTGCACTTTCGTGGGCAAAAAATAATATTTTTGACCGATTTCAACAAATGTGTGTTGATATCCATTTAATTACTGGTAATCACGATTGCTATTATAAAAACACCAATCAAGTTAATGCAGTTGATCTACTCTTGCGTGAGTATGATAATGTAACTGTTTATTCTGATCCAACTGAAGTGATGTTGGGTAAATTGCCTGTACTTTTTATACCTTGGATTAATCAAGAAAATGAAGATAAAACTTTTAAACTTATTGAAAAGACAACTTGCCCGTGTGCGATGGGGCACCTTGAACTCCAAGGATTTAGAGTTAATAAACAAATCGTCATGGAGCACGGTTTGGAGAGCAAACTATTTGGTAAGTTCAGTAGGGTCTACTCGGGACACTATCACACTCGATCGGACAACGGAACAGTCTTCTATCTAGGAAATCCTTATGAAATGTTCTGGACAGATGTTGGAGATACCAGAGGATTTCATATTTTTGATACTGAAACAGTAACTCACGAATCAATTAATAATCCTTTCAGGCTCTTTTATAACATTTACTACGAAGATACAGATCATCAAACTTTTGATACTCGTGAATATGAGAACAAGATCGTAAAGGTTATTGTTCGTAAAAAATCAGACACTAAAAAGTTTGAAAAGTTTGTTGATAAGTTGTATTCTGCGGGTGTCGCAGAACTTAAAATTGTAGAAAATTTTGCTCTTCAAGAATCAGAAAATTTTGAAGTATTTGAATCGGAAGACACTCTTTCTATCTTGAATAGATATATTGAGGAGGCAGAAATCAATCTTGATAAATCGATTGTTCAAAAAGTAATCCAAGAAATTTATCAAGAAGCATGTGAACTGATCTAAAATGTTTATTCTAACAATCAATGGAAGAGAAACCGAGGGTGCATATTCAGTAACTAATGATGAAGGTGAGCAGATTCTTTACCTGTTTGAAGAGGAAGATGATGCTGTTAGATATGCTATGATGTTAGAAGAAAATGGTTGTCCAGAAATGCATGTGATTGAAATTGAAGATGATGTGATGATCAAAACTTGCGAACTACATGATTACATGTATACTATTATTACTCCAAATGATATTGTGATTCCTCCAGATATTGAACATGATTTTATTTAAAACGATTCGTTGGAAGAACTTCTTAAGTACTGGAAACCAATATACAGAAGTTGACTTTACAAAAAATAAAACAAATTTGATCATCGGAACAAATGGAGCTGGTAAGTCTACTGTTCTAGACGCTCTTACCTTTTCTTTGTTTGGAAAACCATTCCGCAAAATCAATAAACCTCAACTTATCAATTCTGTAAACGAAAAGGATTGTAGAGTTGAAGTTGAGTTTTCTATTGGTAATACTGAATGGAAAGTAGTTAGAGGAATCAAACCTGCCATCTTTGAAATCTGGAGAAATGATGCTGCTTTAGATCAATCTGCAGCCGCTCTGGATCAGCAAAAGTGGCTGGAGCAAAATGTTCTAAAAATGAATTATAAGTCCTTTACTCAAATCGTTATTTTGGGTAGTAGCACCTTTGTTCCTTTTATGCAACTCTCGGCAGCAAATCGCAGAGAAGTGATTGAAGATTTGCTTGATATTAAAATCTTTTCCTCTATGAATACTTTGATTAAAGAAAAGATTCGTTCTGTTAAAGAAGATATTAAAGTTCTTGAACTAAAAAAAGAATCTTTTCTTGATAAAGTTAAGATGCAAAAAGAGTTTATTGAAGAACTTGAAAACCGAGGAAAAGATAATATCAATAGTAATAATCGGAAAATTTCCGATTTAGATAAAGAAATCGAACAATATACGCAGGAAAATGAGTCTGTAGAAGAGCCACTTACGGCACTTATTCGTGAGCAAGATGCTATTACAGGATACGCAGATAAACTTCGTAAGTTGGGAAATCTCAAGGGTAAGATATCGCAGAAAGTATCTACTATTACTAAAGAGCATAAGTTTTTTACAGAGAATACGGTATGCCCCACTTGCACACAGTCTATCGACGAAGAGTTTAGAATAAATAGAATTAACGACGCTCAAGATAAAGCAAAAGAGTTGCAATCTGGTTATAAAGAACTAGAGGAGGCAATTAAAGAGGAAGAGGAGCGAGAGCGTCAATACAACTCTCTAACGAAAGAGATTTCAAAGCTAACGAATGGCATTTCTCAAAACAATATTAAGATTAACGGACTGCGTAGGCAGATCAGAAATCTTGAACAAGAAATTCAAGTTCTTACCGAGAACCTTGCAAACCGAAATTCTGAACATGAAAAGTTAGAATCCTTCAAAGACAACTTAAAAACTACATACGACGAACTCGCTTCTAAAAAAGACACAATTAACTATTACGACTTTTCGTATAGTTTGCTTAAAGACGGCGGAGTAAAAACCAAAATCATTAAGAAGTATCTACCGCTGATAAATCAGCAAGTTAACCGTTATCTTCAGATGATGGATTTCTATATCAACTTCACACTTGATGAGGAATTTAACGAAACCGTCCAGTCACCTATTCACGAAGATTTCTCTTATGCTTCCTTTAGTGAAGGAGAGAAAATGAGAATTGACTTAGCACTTCTTTTTACTTGGAGAGAAGTTGCGAGAATGAAGAACTCAGTTAATACAAATCTTCTGATTATGGATGAGGTGTTTGATAGTTCGCTTGATGGATTTGGAACAGAAGAGTTTCTAAAGATTATTCGTTATGTGATTAAAGATGCTAACATCTTTGTTATCTCTCACAAAACTGGTCTAGAGGACAGATTTGAAAGTGTCATAAAATTCTCTAAGGTAA